AAGCCTGGGCGCAAGCCAACCCAGCCCTGGGTATTTTGGTAACTGAGGCATCTATTCAAGAGGCGCTCACGACACAAACCACAGAGCAATTTAGGACAGAGACGTTATGCCAATGGATAGATAGCCTACAATCACCGTGGCCCCACGGTTCTGTTGAGGATGCCAGCGACATAACCCTAAAAATGGCACCTGGGCCTTTAACTATTTTTGCCTTTGACGTTAGCCCGTCTAGGCGCGATGCAAGCCTTGTTATGGGTCAATTATTGCCTGACGGGCGCATAGGTGTAGCTGTGTTAGAAACTTACAGCTCACAGGTAGCCGTAGATGAGCTAGTTATAGCTGCAAGTATTAAAAAATGGGCTGACCTGTATTACCCACGTTTAGTTTGCTATGACAAATACACCACGCAAAGTATTGCCCAGCGTTTACAAAATGCAGGGTGCCAAACGCGAGACGTATCAGGGCAGAGCTTTTATACTGCGTGTTCAGACTTTCACGATGCCCTGGTCAATAATCGGCTACGCCATAGCGGCCAAGATTTACTTATACAACAAATGGCTAACTGCGCGGCAAAAATAACACCCGATGCCTGGCGCATTGTGCGCCGTAAATCGGCTGGGCCTGTGGATATTCCAATCGGCCTAGCTATGGTTATTCATATCCTGGCTCAGCCTGTATCTGAGGCTAAAGTTTACGTTTAGACACGCCGAGGCTGTGTATAACTTTATACCTGTGGATAACCTATAATCCGCCCTATGGGTCTATTGCAAACTTTTGGGTTATCTAAAAAAGATGTTACCGCCCAGCTAGCCCCTGCCGTTATGTCACAAGGTTACGGCGCTGGCGTTTATAGCTACGGTGGCCTGTATGCAACTGGCAACGGTGCCCCGTTTATGGATCGCTTTACAGCTTTGCAAGTACCAGCTGTTGCACGATGCCGTAATTTAATTGCAGGCGTTATATCAAGTATTGATTTAGAACTATATAAAAAATCTACAGGTGTAAAAATGGAAAGCCCGCTATGGCTTGACCAACCCGATATGCGCCAACCACGTAGTGTAACTATTGCTTATACCGTTGACTCACTTTTATTTTATGGCGTTGCATATTGGCGCGTTACAAGTTTGTATGCCGATGACGGGCGCCCTAGCGGTTTTGAGTGGGTTGCTAATACTCGCGTAACTGTTACAACTAATAAATATGGCGATGAGGTTGAGTATTATTCTGTTAATGGTGAGCGTTGCCCTATGGCGGGTATTGGATCACTCGTTACTTTTCAATCTTTGCTACCTGGCGTATTAGAAACTGGCGCCCGCACAATACAAAGCGCCATAGATATACAAAAAGCCGCAGCTGTTGCAGCTGCTACACCAATGCCTACAGGATTTATTAAAAATAGTGGTGCCGATTTACCTGAGGCACAGATAAGCGGTTTGCTGGCTGCGTGGAAAGCAGCACGTGCATCACGCAGTACAGCATATTTAACAAGTACTTTAGATTATCAACAGGTTGGCTTTTCACCTAAGGATATGACCTACACGGAAAGCAGCCAGTACTTAGCGACTGAAACAGCCCGTTTAATGAACGTACCTGCATATTACATAAGTGCAGATATGAATAACTCAATGACATATCAAAATATCTTAGACGGCCGCAAAGAGTTTGTCGCATATTCTTTGCAACCGTTTATTAGCGCTATTGAAAACCGTTTATCTATGGATGATATTACGGCGCACGGTAACGTAGTGCGCTTTGCACTAGATGAAACTTTTTTACGTGCCGATACAGCAGCTCGTTTAGATGCAATAGAGAAAATGCTTAACCTGGGTTTAATTGATTTACAGCAAGCTCAGAGTATGGAACAGCTAAGCCCAATGGGCCTTAATGAAGGGAACGGCACTAATGATATTAACCTTTAGTGGAAATATCGAAGCAGTAGATAGCGGAGATCGCCGTACTATCTCAGGCAAAATTGCACCTTATGGTGAAATTGGTTATACAAGCGCTGGCAAAGTAGTTTTTGCCCCTAATTCAATAAGTGCTGCAGAGCCAAGCCGAGTAAAACTTTTAATGTCGCACGATAACTCTAAGCCAGTTGGACGTATGCAGAGTATTACATCAGCAGCGGACGGCTTATATGCAAGTTTTAAGGTAAGTGCATCCTCACGTGGATCAGATGCAATTTTGCTAGCCCAAGAGCAACTTATGGACGGCTTATCCGTTGGTGTGGAAGTTACCGCATCAAAGCCCCAGAAAGATTATCTCTTGGTGACGGCGGCAGTTTTACGTGAGGTCTCTTTGGTCGAATCCGCGGCCTTTGCCTCAGCCGCCGTGCAAAAAATTAGCGCGCAAGAGGGCGATATGCCAGTACAAGCTGCAGAGTCCACAAGTACAAAGATTACGACAACTAACACCGTAATAAATACAACCACAACCGAAACCGAAACCGAAAGCGAGGCCGCTGTGACTACAGCCCCCGATCAATCCGCACCTGAGGCAGTAGATGCCACAGAGCAGGCTGCACCTACAGTAGAGGCAGCTCGTAAAATCATCCTACCAAGCGCGCTTAATTCACAGCGTGTACGTACACCAATCGTAAGTATGGCAACTTACACAGAGCATAAAATCAAAGCTGCTTTAGGCAACGATGATTCCAAGCTATATGTAACAGCTGCCGATGACTCATTTTCAACTAACCCAGCATTTAACCCAACTCAGTACCTATCTGAGTTCCCAACTAATACACGTTTTGGCACACCGTCTATTGACGCTTGCTCACGTGGAGTTTTGCCAACTAACGGTATGACTATTAACGTGCCTTCTCTTGTTACATCAGCTGGCGGCGGTACAGGTGTAGCACCTGTAGTAACTGTTGAGGCTGAGGCTGGCGCAGTACAGAACACAGGTATGGAAACTGCTTATCTCACAGGTACAGTCAATAAGTATTCAGGTATGAACACTATTAGCATTGAATTGCTAGAGCGTTCAGATCCTAACTTTTATGCTGAGCTAACTAATCAGCTACAAAATGCTTACCTAAAGACTATTGATACAACAGTTAACGCTGCACTTATCACAGCTGGACAGGTTGCAACTACAGCACAAGCTGCTACATCTGCAGGTATTATCGGCTACGCATCTGAGGCATCACGCCTTGTTTATGAAGCAACTGGCTACTTTGCTAATAACTATATTGCTAACGGTTCACAATGGCAGCTACTAATGGGTGCATCCGATTCAACAGGCCGCCCTATTTACTCAGCAAGCCAGCCAATGAACGCAGGCGGACTAACTCAGCCTGGCTCAATCCGCGGCAACGTACTAGGCCTTGATTTATACGTTGACAAAAACTTCGCAGCTACTACAACTGTGGATGACTCAGCAATTATTCTTGCGCCTGAGGCATTTACTGTTTACCAATCACCACAGGCTTATATGTCAGTTAACGTAGTATCTAACCTACAAGTGCAGGTAGCTATCTATGGTTATATGGCAACTATTGCCAAGATGCCTAAGGGTATCGTCCGCTTTAACTTCACCTAAGAAAACCCACTAATAGTTTGGTAGGCCTCTTAGCCCTTTGAGGCTTACCAAACCTAAGTAAGATAGGAGTACAAAAATGCCAGCCACGTATGTAACAGCTGCTACCTTGAAGGCTAGCCTGGGCGTTGGCACTTTGTACGATTCTTATACCTGGATAGAGGACACCTGCCAAGCCGCACAAGATTTAATTAACGGCTTTTTGTGGTTTGATAACGCGCCCGTAGTAGGTACCGCGTTGGTGTCTAATGTCGCTACCGTTATGGTTGCCAACCCTGGCATATTTACTACGGGCCAATCAGTAACTATTGCTGGGGCTGGTTCAACCTTTAACGGTACTTACACGATCACGGGCACAATGCCATTTAGCACAGGCACAGCTAATATCCTGCCAGCGTTTAATATGCAGCTTAACTATTGGCAATTCCCACAGGGCTACAGTTTTATCCAATATGCCAAAACTGCCAGCGATCAAAACTTTAGGCGCGTGTTGCCTTATGGCACTATGACAGGTGACGATACAAAAACTGCTACTTATGCCAATACCCCAGCTATTAACGCCGCAGCTTTAATGCTGGCTGAGAATATATGGACCAGCCGATTCAGTACACAAAACGGCGGCACTAGCGTGGACGGCTACAGCCCTAGCCCATTTAAGATGAGTAATACCCTTATGGCATCTATTAGAGGTTTGCTAGCGCCATATCTTAGCCCTAGCTCAATGGTTGGCTAATGACAGCGGCCATAACTACTTTACGTGCAACTATAGCCGCAGCTTTAGCTAATGCAGGTGTGTGGACGGTTTTTGACTACCCGCCCAGCATTATGCAAAGTAGCGCTGTTGTGGTGGCCCCTGCGGATCCATATATCACGCCTAGCAATAACTCACGTGCAACTATTGCGCCTTTGGCTAATTTTAAGATTATTATGACGGTGCCAATGTTTGATAACGCCTCAAACCTTATAGGCATAGAGGACACAATAGTAGCTGTGTTTAATAAACTAGCTAATAGTTCAATCGTATTTAACGTTACCGCCGTATCAGCACCCAGCGTTTTAAGTGTTGCCAGCGGTGATTATTTAACCGCCGATTTACAAATATCCGTACTAACGAGCTGGAGCTAAAATGGCACTTACAGATGAAGAAAAAGCATTTTTAATCAAAATTGGCCAAGAGTTGCCAGTAGAGGTTAAAGAGACAAAGACAAAAGACACACCTACCGAGACAACAGGAGAATAGCCCAATGGCGATTTATCTATCCAATAACGTAGTGGTTACTCTTAACTCAGTAGCCCTATCAGATCACGTAACAAGCGCAACTATTAACCGTAGCTTTGACGAGCTAGAGGTTACAGCTATGGGCGATACTGCACACAAGTTTGTTAAAGGCCTAGAGGCCAGCACTATCACTTTAGACTTTTTAAGCGATACAGCTGCAGCAAACGTAAACGCTACTTTGCAAGCTGCCTGGGGTACAACTGTAGCCCTGACACTAAAGCAAACAAGCGCTGCTACATCTGCAACTAATCCGCTATACAGCACTACTGTTTTGGTCAATAACACCACAGACATTAACGGCGCTGTGGCAGATATTGCTACACAGAGCATTACATTTACCTGTAATTCACCAATCGTAATTACAACAAGCTGAGAATAAAGAAAAGGGGCTAACACAATGGCAAAACTTAAAATAACAAGGGCAGACGGCAGCGTATCGGATCATCAGATTACGCCACGTATTGAGTATGCCTTTGAGTTATATGCAAAAAAAGGTTTTCACAAAGCCTTTAGAGATGATGAAAAACAGAGTGATGTGTATTGGCTAGCCTGGGAGTGTTTACGCACAAGCGGGCAAACCGTACCGATGTTTGGGGCAGAGTTTTTAGAGACCTTAGCTAAGGTTGAGGTGTTGGACGATGACCCTTCGCAATAGTGGGGCGCGGTAGTTTTGGTTACCTGGTAGCCCAGCTAGCCGTAGAGACGGGAATCGCGCCCCAGTATTTATTAGACCTTGATGATGTTATGTTTAAGAATATGCTCAAAGTTATAAACGATAAAGCTAAGGAGATGCAAAATGCCCAACGTAGAAATAAGAGGTAATAACGATCTACGTAAAGCATTACGCCGTTTTGCACCTGACTTAGAAAAGGAATTACGCCTAGAATTACGCGCAGCTTTGATGCCTGTAGTTATTCAGGCCCGTGGCTTTGCACCGTCTATGTCACCTATGAGCGGTTGGGCTGCACGTTCATTTAGTGAGGCTAGATTTCCATTTTATGAGCAAAGCACCATTACTAAAGGTATTGGGTTAAATACTGGCCCTAGTAAACCTAATAAAAACGGTTTTAGTGCTATGGCTACTATTTATAACGCCTCACAAGCGGGTGCTATTTACGAAACCGCAGGGCGCAAAAACCCAACAGGTCAGCCGTGGGTTGGGCCTAAGGCTGGCGGGGCTAGTAAAAAATATAGCCGATCTAGTAACCCTAAAGCTGGTCAGCAATTTATTAGTAATTTACCGCCGCTTGTATTTAGCAGGGAAGGCGTAGGCCGTATGCTTTATCGCGCCTGGGCCGCTAATCAAGGCGTAGCGTTAGGTGCAGCTATGAAGGCTATTAGTAATACCAAGATTAAGTTTTATGACCGTGCCAATACGCAGCCATTAAAGAGGGCCGCATAATGGTGCAAAAATCAGGCGTTAATGTTCATATCGGTAGCGAGTTTGATGCTAAAGGCTTTAAGCAAGCTCAAAGCGCCCTGGCTAAATTAAGTGGCTCAGCTAAGAAATTAGCGGGTGCTGTTGGCCTTGCCTACGGCGCTAAGGCCCTTGTGGCCTACGGCAAGGCATCTATGAAAGCTGCAGCTGACGATCAAAAGGCACAAAAGATATTAGCTCAAAACCTTAAAAATGTAGGTTTAGCTTATGCCTCAGTAGATGCTGAAAGTTTTATCAAGTCAATGGAAAAGCAAACGGCTATCCTTGATGACCAACTAAGGCCCGCCTATGGTCAACTAGCCCAGGTAACTGGCTCAGCGACTAAGGCACAAGATTTAATGCAGCTTGCTTTTGACGTATCAAGCGGCAGCGGTTTGGACTATGCCAGTACTGTAGATATTTTGAGCCAGGCTTATGTAGGCAATACTAAAGGCCTAAAGCAACTTAATTTAGGATTAACACAAGCCGAGTTAAAGGCTATGGATTTTGAGCAGATTACTACAAAATTACGGCAAAACTTTGCAGGGGCAGGTGGCGTAGCCCTTGACTCCTATGCGGGATCAATGGCCAAACTTAGCGTGGCTACGGCTAATGCTAGCGAGACTATAGGCACAGCATTATTAGATGCACTTATTAAAGTTAGTGGCAGTAATGGCGTGGACGGCCTTATTAGCAAAATTGACACGCTGGCCTCATCTTTTGCATCTGTTGTAACTCAGGTGGGTAATGCCGTAGCAGCCCTTACAGGTACAGCTACACAAAAGGCTTTTAGCCCTGGCTATTTTGTGGGTGGTGGCAGAGCAGGCAGCAAAACAGTAGCCCCAACAGGTGCGGGCAATATGGCCCTAAGCGTGTTAAGCCAGGATACGCAAAAGTCAGATTTAGCAGCTAAAAAGAAAGCTGAGTTAGATGCTATTAAGCGCAATAAAGAGCTTGCAGCTTTAGCTAAAGCTCAGGCCAAAAGTGCAGCGGATCAACTTAAAGCCAAACGCGACCAAGCCGCTTTAGATAAGGCCGCCTTAGTTTTAGGCAAAGGCCAAGATGTATTTAATATGGATGCTATTCAAATACAGGCAGCGCTGTTAGCTAAGCAAGATGAGATTAACAAATTAGGCGCCACGGCTACCGATCAACAAAAACTACAACTAGCCAATGACCTAGTACGCCTAACCGTTAAGCAAGACATCTTAAAATTAGAGGATGCTATAGCTGCTAAAGACGTTGAGGGTGCTACTGCCCTTGCAGCTAAACTTAATAAAGATTTAATGATTTTAGGCACTTTGCAAGGCCAAGCCCTTAAACTGGCAGATATAAATAATATCCTCAATGGCTTTAAGCCTAAAGATTTAATTAACTTAGAAAATCTTAACCAAGCCTTAGCCCTATTAGCTGCTATGGCAGGTATCAGAATTAGTCCACAAGCCGTAGCCGCTGCCGTTGGTGGTGGGGCTGCCGTTGGTGGTGGGGGTGGAGGTAGCACAGCTGCAGCCGTTGCTGGCCTCATACCTGGCGTTGACTATAACCCTAGCCAAAATAAAGACCGTAATTACGATGTTATAAACCAAGCTGCGCAAGCGGCTGCCTCTACTGCTATGACTTACTTTGCTGTGAAGGGTTCAGGTCAGGGCGCGGGCAGGGGCGAAGGTCAGATACCAGCGGGCGTTGTAATTGAAATAGTAGATAAAACTAGCGGCCTTATTGAAGTTGTACAAAATGCCGTACAAGAAAATAACAGGTATGGCAATAGCCTTAGTTTTGCTGGGGCATTACCAATATGACCATACCCGTAATTAACGCCGTTATTAACTTTAGTACTGGCCCTAGCTTTGCTCAGGCTATGGTGTTGGATTCAGGCATATTAGGTACCAATATCCTGGCAGACAGCGCTAGCGTTATCGTGGACGTATCAGACCAAGTAGATCGTATAGAGACAAAGCGCGGGCGTAACCCTCAAGCTGACCAATTCCAAACTGGTAGTTTATCTATGCGTATCGTTGACCAAAACGGTGATTTTAACCCACAAAATACAGCCAGCCCCTATTACAACCTATTGACACCTATGCGTAAAGTACAGATTACCGCTACATACGGTGCAACTACTTACCCTATTTTTGCAGGCTTTATCACTAGCTATACCACCACGGTACCTAAAAACACGGTGGATGTGGTTTATACCACGATAGAGGCCGTAGATGCTTTTAGACTCGCACAAAATGCGCAGATTAGTACCGTGGCAGGGGCAACGGCAGGTGACTTATCAGGCACACGTATTAACCAACTATTAGATGCTATTAGCTGGCCGACCTCTATGCGTGACGTAGATGCGGGTTTAACCACAATGCAGGCTGACCCAGGAACAGCCCGCACAAGCCTTGCAGCTATGCAAACTGTAGAGACTAGCGAATATGGCGCTTTGTATGTAAATGCGGCGGGCAGTTTTATTTTCCAAGACCGATCTGTTACAGCTGGCAGTAGCGGTTTGCCACCTGTGGTATTTAACGATGACGGCTCAGCGATTACTTACTATAACGCGGTGTGGCGCCTTGACGATACCCTAGTTTATAACTCAGCCAGCATTACCCGTACAGGCGGCACAGCCCAGGTAGCTAGTAACGCCGCATCTATTGATAAGTACTTTATCCATAGTTACAACCAACAAAACCTACTAATGCAAACCGATGCCGTGGCCCTAGATTATGCCCTGGCTTATGTGGCTAGCCGAGCTGAAACCTCTATACGCTGTGATGCTATACAGCTAGACTTATACACAGAAAATTACAGCGCTGGAATAGTGGCAGCTTTAAGCCTTGACTACTTTGATCCTGTAACTATTACAACTAATCAACCTGGGGCTTCAACCCTTACTAAGACTTTGCAGGTGTTTGGCGTGGCTATGAGTATTACGCCTAACAGCTGGAAAACAACACTCACCACTTTAGAGCCAATTATAGACGGCTTTATATTAGACTCAGCTATATACGGCTTGCTTGACAGCGGCGTATTAAGTTATTAAGGAGTACGTAAATGGCTAAACAGACCTATACCACGGGCCAGGTATTGACGGCTGCGCAGATGACCACGCTACAAGCTAATGATTACAACTGGACGGTAAGCGCAAAAACTGCCAGTTATGTACTTGTTGCTGCGGATGCGGGTACTCGTATTACAATGAGTAACGCTGGCGCTACCACCATTACAGTAAATACAGCTTTGTTTACAGCTGGCGATACCTTGACTATTACCAATATAGGCGCTGGGGCTTGCACAATTACTGCAGGTACGGCAACCGTATCCACGGCTGGATCGTTAATACTTAATCAATACGACAGCGGTACTTTGTACTTTTCTAGTACAAGCGCAGCTATATGGAACGGGGCAAACCCAGGTGATATTACAGGCATTACAACAGGTGCAACCTCAGGCCTGGCAGGTGGAGTAACAAGCGGTACAGCTTCATTAACTTTAGCTACAGCTGCTAAAGGTGATTTATTGGTAGGTACAGGCTCAAATACGGCACAGGTATTAACAGTGGGTAGCAATAATCAAACACTTGTGGCGGATAGTTCCACTGCAACAGGCTTGAAATGGGCTACGGCTGGTGGTGGTGGCAAAGTCTTGCAGGTAGTAACTGCAACAACTTCAACTGCCGTAAGTAGTTCTTCAACAACTCTTGTGGATACTGGATTAACTGCAACTATTACGCCGAGCAGCGCAACAAGTAAGATTTTAGTAATGTTTTCACAATACATTTTTAAAGCTGTGGGCAACTCTCAAAATGGTGTAATTATCTCACTTAGGAGAGATGCAACGCAGATTTTTACAAATAACTATTTACTTTACACAGGCACGGCAATGGAATTATCTGCAGGTTATGGTGCAAATTATTTAGATAGTCCAAGTACAACCTCAGCCGTAACTTACAAAACACAATTTTCAAATCGTTTGGCTGCTGGTTCGGTAGAGGTTCAGGCTTCAAGTAATACATCTACAATTATTCTTATGGAAATAGGTGCATAATATGGCTAAAGGTAGAGAAGTTTTAGAGATGTTAATTCCAACAGGCGGTTGGGCAATTACTGGAGATGATTATTCTGGTATCCAATTTTTAGAAGCAAAGCCAATCACAGAAGCGCAATTCAATGCTGGCTTTGCCCAATATGATGCTTCGAAAGCCGAGCAAGATGCAAAGGCACAAGCCGACAAAGCAGCGTTATTAGCCAAACTTGGCATAACTGCCGATGAAGCAAAGTTACTGCTTTCATAGTGGAACACTTGACTGAGATGATTACTAAAAGTGCAAACTAGCTACAACGGCTGGCCAGCATCTAAGGATCAGGCCGAAATAGGCATTAAGGCCTACGCAGTAGAGGGCACAAGCCTTAAACTGCGTTGCGCTGAAAAGGTAGCGCCGTTGCTTATTAACTTTGCTAAAGAGTTTAACGAGTTAATAGAGCCGCTAGAGGGCGGGGCCTTAGATGACTGGGGCTACTGCTACCGTATGGTGCGAGGCACTACGGACAAACTCAGTAACCACAGTAGTGGCACGGCAATAGATCTAAACGCCTCAAAACACCCGCTAGGCCAGTTAGGTACTTTTGATGCTACAAAGGTGCCAATGCTCAGAGCGCTAGCTCATAAGTATGGCCTCACCTGGGGCGGGGATTACAAAAGCCGTAAAGATGAAATGCACTTTGAGATAGCACTAAACCCTGAAAAGGTCAGGGCGTTAATTACAAAGTTAGGATTAGAAAATGCCAACTAGCGCACAGGTAAGCGTAGGCGCAACTGCCACAGTATTAGTAGCTGCAACAGGTTTTGACCAAACCGTATGGCTGCATAACTCAGGCGGCGGTGTGGTTTATATTGGAGCTGCCAACGTCTCAACTACAAACGGTTATAAACTAGACAACGGCGATAAAATGGAGTTACCAGTAGGCGATAATGAGGGCCTTTACGGCGTTACCGCATCGGGCACTAACACGGTGTGCGTACTCAAACAGATCAACTAAGGGCACTAAGGAGCAATAATGAATAAAAAAGCAATAACAGCTGCCCTGT